CGGTACTGGTACTAATAATTCTTATTTACAATATTTAAACGCTGGTGCAACTAAATGGCAAATAGGTAATAATTACAATGCTGGTGCAAATAGTTTTGATTTATATAATAATGTTTTATCTAATGTAGCTTTATCGGTTAATGCTGCTTATAATGTGTTACAATTAAATGCAAATTTGGCTATAAAGCAAAGTACTGGAATTTTTAATATTTCAGGTTATAGTGCTATTGCTACTGACGCTGGTGGATTTTTCTTTAATGTTGGTGGTGCAAATAATGCTTATTTTAATATAAATGGTTTAACTGCTTCAAGATCATATACTTTTCCTGATACTAACGGTACTTTAGCTTTAACTGCTGATTTAAGTAGTTATTTGCCGTTATCTGGTGGTACTTTAACTGGAAATTTAATTTCTACTGGAAGTTTTGCTGATTTTAGAAATACTAGTTATATAAGATTTTCAAATACTGGTGGTGCTACTCGTTGGGGATATATACAACACGCTGGAACTAATTTTTCTTTTGAAAATGATATAGCTGGTGGTGTATTTACATTTAATAAAACTGTATTAATTAACCGTACTAGTGCAGCTTCATCGGAAGAAGTTTTTGGAATAAAAGGAAATGTATTAACTACTGCTATGGATTTGCAAGTAGGTACAAATAGTTATTATGGTATAAGATTTAGAAATTCAAGTGGTACACAAGCTGGATTTATACAAGTTGACGCTTCATCAGTTACTTATGGAACTGGATCGGATTATAGATTAAAAGAAGATTTTAAAGAGTATAATGGATTAGATTTAATTACAAGAATAAAAACATACGATTTTGCGTGGAAAATTGACAATACTAGAATGTACGGTGTTATTGCTCACGAATTGCAAAATGTTATACCTTATGCTGTAAGCGGTAAAAAAGATAGAATTGATTTAGACGGAAAAATAATGCCACAAGGCGTAGATTATTCTAAGTTAGTGCCTATTTTAATTAAATCAATACAAGAATTAAACGAAAAACTAGAACGTAATAATATTAATTAATATGAAACAAATACAGCCAGTATCAATATGGTACAACGGTCAATTTATACAAGCTACTATTTTTAATATGGTAAGCACAAGCGACAATTTAAGTACAAATTGTAATTTTTATTGTCAATTATTAACAAGCGATAATTTAGTTCTAACTCAAACTAATTTATTAATGACTGGTTTTGATTACGATGCTTATTCATCTAGTCCTGATAGCAACGCTTACGCTTATCAATGGGGTGCAACGCAATTAAATCTTACCTTAGTATAACTTTTTTAACCTTTAAATATAAACCTATGAAAAAAGAAGAAGCACTACAAATTATTAAAGCAGTAATTGACGAAAGTATAAAAGCTGGTATTTTTAAACAAATAGAAATAGCAGTACAAGTTAGTAACGCTTTTAATTTAATTGCAACTGAATTAACAAAAGAAAATGAATAATAGTTTTGATATGTATAGCATTAGGGGTACTTTGTTAACCTTTACAACTTATTTAGTAAGTTTAATGGATATTGAATTAATGACTAAATTGGGTGTTATGGGTATTGGTATTGCTAGTGGTGTTACAACTATTGTTTATAATATTAAAAAAATTAAAAAACTAAACGACAATGAGAAACGTTAAAACAACAATTTTTGGACTATTGTCCGCTATTGGTGGATATTTTGCTATGAATAGTACTGGTAAATTACAAATTATTGGTCAGGCAGTATCAGGGATCAGTACCTTTTTAATGGGTGCTAGTGCAAAAGACGCTGATAACAATATTAAATAAGGTATGACTAAGGATAAAAAAGTAGCATTGGGTATCGGTGTTACAGTATTAATTTTATTTATGTTAAGAAAAAAACTAGCTGAAAAGCTGACAAATACAAGTTTTGGAGCATTAAGCGATAAGATATTTAATCTTATTGGTGGCTTAGAAAGTTTTACTCCAGTAGCGGAATGGGATTTTAAACAATGGTCAATAGGTTATGGATCAGGATATAACTGGGATAAAAAAAGGGCAGTACAGAAAGGGGATATTATAGACAAAGAAACGGCTAAACGCTGGTTATTAATAGAAGCTGAAAAATATTATAATAAAGTTAAATCATTGGTAAAAGTGCCAATTACCGATAATCAGCTTTTAGCTTTATCTTCTTTTGCTTATAATGTAGGGGACGGCGCTTTAGAAAAAAGTACCTTATTAAAATTATTAAATGCTGGTGCTGATAAAAAAACAGTAGCAGCACAGTTTGATAGGTGGGTATATGCTGGTGGCGTAGTACTTAAAGGACTTAAAAATAGAAGAACAGCTGAAAAAAAATTGTTTTTATCATAGGTTTGAACACGGTTTAAATGTAAGCAAAGGCGAGGGACGTTTCTACGTCCCTTTTTTTATGTATATACGTTCTACGAAAAGTTTAGTAGTTTTATCATATATATTAAAATATGCTGCATTAATTGTAACACAAAAGTTATAAAAACTATTAATATTAGATATATTACGGTACTTTCTAGTATTTTGAACTGGATCAGCCATAAAAACAATAGCTGTATATAATCTTTTAGGCATTTATAAGGGTTTGTCGTTTATTTTGAAGTATCTACCGTTATTATCTTTAAATGCTTTTATTTTACGTTTAATGGCTAAATATGATACTGCCTTAAGTACTTGCATATGATCCAGCTGTGTTATGTCATATAAATCTTGCAAAGAAACTGCCCTACGCTGTTGAATAATTAAATAAATTCTAGTTTTGTTTGTCATATTTTTATATATTTGTACTGAAAAAAGTTAACCTATAATGGGTTTATTTGTCAGTAAGCGGTCTAGCCTTAAAAAGCTAGTCCGCTTTTTTATTACTGACATACTAACCACTAGTATCTTACTTTACATTTATCAATTACATATTGAATAAATGTTATTAACGCAATACATAAGCCATATATAATAGCAATAGGCAATACGATTAAAAATAGTTTTATAAATTTTATTACTTTCATAAAGGTTAAAAAAGTTAGCGCGTAAAATATTTATTGTCCGATCCTTTTAATATCCAGCCTTTATTGATCCATATTTTAATTAGATTTTTAGCATAGCTTTTACTAGTGGCTGTACGTTCTATTATTTCATCACTAATATCGTTATATGTAGTAGGTATTGTTATAATTGTATTGCATAATCTTTTACTTTCAATATCATCTAAATCACTTGCTTTTTTACCTAACGTTTTTTTAGTTTCACTTTCAACTTGCTGAAATACTCCATTAAAATTCATTAATGTTACTGGATCAAAGTCCGCGTCGCTTCGCATAAATCGACTAGCTAATACATAACAGTTTTTATCCTTTTCTTTTACTATGTCTAATGTACTTTGAGCAAAACGATCCGAAGCTGATCCAATATGACCAGTAGTCGATAAATTACTTTTGGACTGGTGCAGTACTGTAATTAATAATACGTTATAAACTTTAGTTATTTTTTTAAGCCATTTAGTAGCAAGTGCAGCTTCCCTTTCATCATTCATATTAACAATTAAATCTAACAATCCGTCAATAATAATAACGCTGCAATCAGGGTTTGCTTCTAAATATGCTTCTATCATTTTACGTATTAAGCCTGATCCGTCCTCACGTACCTGATAAGCATTAAAATAATCAGGTAAATTATTTAATTCACTAAATCCCTTTATCTTATTGATTTGTCTATAAAAGTCGTAATCACTACTTTCAGTATCAAAATAGCATATTTTCCTACGATCCTTTGGCAAATGTATTTTCATACTAAAAACGTCGTAAGGCACAAATGCACTAGCTACTATTGCAGCAACAAATGTACTTTTACCAGCTTTAGGCAATCCTGATAAAGTAATAAAGTTGCTTAACGATCCAGTATTTCGTGCTGGGTTAGTGCCTATTGTAAAAACAATATCTTCTTTATTCGGTATGTAGTCAGGGTTATATTTTCGTTTTGCTAGTAGTTCGTTAATGGTTAATTTATTGTCAGTATTTTCCATTATCTAAACTGGGGTATGTCGTTTTGTAATATACCTAAGCAACACAAAGCAGCAATAAGTATTAATACTAATTGTCCGTTTTTATTGTATAATAGCCAATTTATCAGTTTGTTCATTTTGTAAATTTTGGGTTTTTTCTTCTAATAGTGTTATCAATTCGGTAGCGTCAAAAATAGCAGTTTGCATAATTTTAGTAGCTTCCAGTTCGCCTAATTGATCCCCAGCAATAGTACAGTATGTTTTATATAGTTCAAGACTATAATATTCTAATTTAGATAGTCCAGCAGTAGGAAAAACAATTTGTCCGAATTTGTCTTGCATTGGTGTTGCTGGAA